TTTGCCGACAGCGGGTGATTATTCAGGGTTGGTAATAGCTGAAATTTCTGGATTTCCAAACATTAATAGGCGTGGAGGCGCTAGACCTTTTGTTCAAACTATTTCTAGTCTATCTAACAGGCAGGTATTGGAGGTTGCATCGTAATGAAAAAATGGTGCATGATAAGCGAGCAAACCGAATCAACCAACCCTGCTCTTGAGTGGCTTAAAAAGTGGCCTAGCATGATTGGCGCATTTCACGATCAAGGATCTAATACTTTACACTGTCATTGCCCTCCTAGTGAGCTGATGACAGGTATAGAGGATCAGCTACTATTTGACATCTCAATACCAACAGATCAAGCTGTGTTTAAAATGATTAGACAGGCAGCTGCATTCATGCTATCAACGTCTACGAATATCTTAACTGGTGATTCATGGATGTTCGACGCAATGTATAAAACTGCATATCATGAGGTTTGGTGTAAAAGGTTTACTGATGAGGATGACTATATAAATAAATATATTCTTGTTTTTGGCGCTGAACCTGGTGAAGTTACTCAAGATCAAGCAAGCCAAAACATAAAGGCTTACTTCTCATGAGCGTTAACTCGAATGCAACTAAGCTAACGATTACAGGTATTGAGCCTGATATAACAACGATTGTTATTGACGGCGTAACGTATGATATACGAGATTATGACGGCACACTGGCGAGTATAGGCGTCGGCATTACAGTTAGTAATGTCAATGTGTTTTTTGACATACCGCCGACCGTTTTTGACTCGACTGTATCATTTGACATTGCAGCGCCCACATTCGCAGCAACAGCCGAGCCAGTGGCAATACCTGGTAATGATGCAGTTATATCATTCAGTATTGCAGGGCCGACATTTAACGTATACGCAGGAACCGATCAAGATATTTATTATTATGGTCGAGGCACACAATTAAAATTAATAATTAAATCAAGAGAATTGAGGATCTAACATGGCAACAGGTAACACGGCAGCACGTAACAGTAGGGCGGAAGCATTTTCCACAGACTACGCCACAGCCACACTAACAATTAAATCAGGTGCAACTACATTAGCCACGCATACGCTCGCGGGTTTTGGCGCGGCCTCCACTGGTGTCATTACTGCGTCTGCTATTGCCGATGTGACTATAGCAGTAACAGCTACGGCAAACAGTGCAGTAATTTCGAGCGCATCAGGTGAATATACTTTAACAGTAGGTTTATCAAATGCTGATGTCATAGTAAACTCGACCAGTTACGTGAGTGGGGGTGCATCTAAGATCAACAGTCTAGCTGTGACGTTCCCAGCGTGATAGCATTTCAAAAGTCGCTAAAGGTTGGGAAAACTGACCGTTATAGCGTGGACTTAGAAAACTGGTTAGATTCTCAGGTTGTCATTGACTCGACTATATCACCAGTTGGCGCTTTAACTACTGAGAGTGCGACAACTATATCAGGCTCTATTGTTAGTTGGTTGATCACAGGTGTTACATCAGGCGTGGAAACATACGATATAAATTACTCGACCGCTACAAGGTCAGATTGTATAAAAGTACAACTAAGGGTGGAAGCATGTTAAAAAAAATGGGTCCGGTGATGATAACCGCCAAAGAGTTCGAGGCCAAAGCACTTGCATATTACGAACGATGCAAGGACGAGAAGGAGCCAATGACTATTACAGGGTTAGCCATTGGTTTGGGTTTTTGCTCGCGTCAATCTATATATGATTATGGCAAGAGACCAGACTATAAAGAAGTCGTAGGCCGCGCAACAATGATGGTGGAGCATGGTTACGAATTACAGGTTGCTCGCGGGCGTGGTGATGGTGGGATTATATTCATATTAAAGAATATGGGTTGGTCTGATAAGCAGGAGATCCAACATTCTGAAAAGGTCACTGATAGCGGCGAAAATGGGTGGTAAACCTTGCTTTATTTCGAAAGCACGTAAAAGATAAATCACCGGCATTCGTGCCGGTATTCACGAACAAATCACGTTATGAAATTGTCTGGGGTGGCGCTGGCTCTGGCAAATCACACATAATCGCACGCAAAATATTATACCGCCTTCTTAGTGAAAAAGACTGCAAACATAACTTTCTTGTCATTCGTAAAGTTGACAGAACTATCAAACGATCAGTATTTACACTTATCAAAAATGTTATATCGACATGGGGCCTGGTATCTGAGTTTGATGTCAACCTCACAGATAAAACAATCACATATAAACCCAACGGCTCACAAATTATGTTCAGCGGCCTTGATGACGTTGAAAAGCTTAAATCAATTGAGGGCGTAACGTCGATATGGTGCGAAGAGGCAACAGAGCTAAATCAAGAAGACTTCGAACAATTAGATTTACGCTTGAGGGGCGAAACAAAATACATCAAACAAATTACACTGACATTCAACCCGATCAGCGAGCAGCACTGGATAAAAAAGATATTCTTTGATGACCCGATTGATGGAGTATTTACATTAAAGACAACGTATTTAGACAATGCGTTTATTGATGATGAATACAAGATGGTAATGAATAACAAAAAGAAAACTAACCCTCGCTACTACTCGATCTACGCATTAGGCAATTGGGGTACAGCAGACGGACTTATATTTAACAATGTCAGCACCCGACTGATTAGACCCGAAGAACTTGACGGGCTTGAGTACGTGCAGGGTCTTGACTTCGGGTATACTAACGATCCATCAGCATTCAATCAGACATACATAGACATGAAGAATAAAAAGATACTTGTGTATGATGGATTCTATCAAAAGGGTATGAGCAATGCAGAGATTGCCGATAAAATTAAGGGCTTACAGGCGCACAGGCACAAGACCACGGCAGACAGTTCAGAGCCTAAATCTATCGACTACTTAAAGACAAAAGGTTTAAACATATCGGGCGCAATGAAAGGGCCGGGCTCAGTTAATACTGGGGTCGACTTCCTACTTGAGTTTGAAATTATAGTCAATGCTCACCTGATAGAGTTTATGACCGAGTTTAATAACTACTGTTGGCTAATAGATAAAAACAACGTTCAGCAGAATAAACCCGTTGATGATTTCAATCACTTTATCGACTCATTACGCTATGCTTGTGAACATCATACTAAAAATAACGCCTTTGTTTTTGCTTGTTAGCATATATCCGCGTTATAATTCAATCAATCAAATAAATAAGGGCTCACAATGTGGCTGTTTAGTAGAAAGATAAAAAATAATGTGCCAAGTGTGAGCGAGCAAATAAAGTTCAAACTTAAATCTATTACGTTGCCAGAATCGCAGCCGAGCTGGAATCTATTCCCACAGCAACAGCGCGAGTGGTCAACGGCTACTGCAATTGATGAAGGTTATAACGCATCAGCGATTGTTTATGCTGCGGTAGAGAAAAGAGCTAAGTTGATCGCGGGTGTTCCGTGGTATGCAGCAATAAAAGACGCGAACGGTGATACCGAAAGGCTCCCAATCAATCATCCACTAAACCAATTGATATACAGCCCCAACTTAGATCAATCATGGTATGAGCTGATGTATTCAGCCAGTCAAATGCTTGATCTATCCGGCTCCGCTTTTATGCCAGAAGTTAAAGGCGGCGTGCGTGGGTTCCCGATATCAATATGCGTACTCAATTCCGAACACATGAAAATTAAACCAGGTACAGAACAACTAATCGCACTTTACCAATATGTCAACGGCAATGTGACGCGAAATATCATGCCCGAAGATATGGTTCAGCTAAAACTACCTAACCCTAAAAACCCTTATTTTGGACAACCAGTATTAATGGCGGCAGGTCGAGCGACTGACATTGACAGAGAAGCAGGGGATTGGCAAAAGGCAAGCTTACAAAATAGAAATATATCTGACATTCATATCGAAGTGCCAGAGGGTACGCAGCCCGATCAGATTGAGCAGATACAAGCCAAGCTAAAAGAAAGAAGTCAGACCCCAGATAATGCGCGATCTCCATTAGTTTCAAGTGGCAAAATAAACCAGTTATCACGAACTGCAGTTGAAATGGACTTTACTAATTCGCGTCGATCTGTATGGACTGAAATTGCGGCGTGTTTTGGCGTACCACTAGCAGCTATGGGATTCACTGAGGATGTCAACCTTGCTAATGCTGATGCCATGATGAAACAGCTATGGCAAGATACTATAGTTCCACAGCTTGAGCTATTTAAACGTCAATTCGATCATCAGCTTGCTAAAGAATTTGGCGAAGGTGTTTGCATGGAATATGATTTATCAAACGTTACGGCGCTTCAAGAGTCACTTGATAGTAAGCTGGCTAATGCTGATAAAATGTATAAATTAGGGTTTACTTTAGCGCAAATTAACCAACGTTTAGAGCTTGGGTTTGATGATGCTGAAATACCTGATGAGACTGTTATTAGTGACGAGAATTTGAATGATGATGAAGTCAAGCGGTTGTTAAAGTCTGTTGGTTATGGGGGTAATGAATGAATAACCCTTGGCTAATGCAAGGCGATTGCCTTGAGCGTATGAAAGAAATACCAAGTGGCTCAGTTGATATGATATTGACCGATCCGCCATACGGCACCACAGCTTGCAAATGGGATTCAATTATACCTCTCGAACCAATGTGGGAGCAGCTTAAACGAATTATAAAGCCTAATGGTGCGATAGTTATGACGGCATCACAGCCGTTTACTAGTGTATTGGTGATGTCAAATTTATCAATGTTTAAGTATGAATGGATATGGGAAAAAGACGGAGGAAGTAACTTTGCTACAGTAAAGTATCAGCCAATGAAAGAGCATGAAAGTGTTATTGTTTTTGGTAAAGCTAAAGTTACATGCAATCAAATAAAACAAGAAAGAATCGGTAGCCGAAAAGGAAAAGAAACAACAACAAAAAACAATGGTAATAAAAGTGGTGTTTATGGTGACTTTAATAAAAGCGAAAATTACAAAGTTGGTAAATTAAGGTGCCCAAGAAGTATCCAGAGGTTTAGCAGGCAAAGAGGTTTACACCCAACACAAAAACCAGTCTCCCTGATGGAATACCTAATAAAAACTTACACCAACGAACCCGAAACTGTTTTAGATTTTACTATGGGTTCAGGTAGTACAGGTGTAGCAGCTAAGAACCTAAATCGTAAGTTTATTGGTATTGAGTTAGACCAAAAGTATTTTGATATCGCTAAAGATAGGATTAAGGATGAGAAATAATTACAACGGGAAAAACGGAAATGGTTATCAGCCTAGGCCTTCATTTAAGCGAGATCAAATTCC